CTGGCACCAATATGGTTATTACGCACCGTGGCAAGTGGCAAGTGCCAAAAGATACTGGGCCACACGTTGGACAGATAGCAAACTGGGCAATTAAAACATCTAACGCTGGTGGAAGACCAAACAGCACAGCAGAAAGCTGGATTAGGTATGGTATAGGCATAGACGAAGTGCAAGAGATTATGCAAATAGCGTGTGAGTTTAGACTTATTAAGTCAAGCGGTGCTTGGTATACAATACAGTGCGCCGTTGATAGTCCAGAAGATCCCATTGTTGCAAATATTCTTACTAAAAACTCTATCGGTCAAACCGCTGACGAAATAGAAAGATTTTTTAAGTTCCAAGGATCTAACAGCGTGTGTGAATTTTTGACTAACAATCCAGAGGTAGCCCAATTTATTTATAAGAAAATCAAAGAACTATACTAATATGAAAGTGTTTGGAATTAATGGGAAAGAATATGTATGGAACTTGTCCGCATATGACATAAAAAATGATGACAAAAGATCTAGATCTAAATATCATTTACGTGCTAGAATATTATTGAAGAATATATATAATAGTTATCGTATTCTAGAAGAAGTAAAATTACCGGGAAGTACAGCCACCCACAGAAAGGGAGTACTTTATTTAGACTTTTATATTCCGCAGATTAAAAAAGCTTTTGAGGTTCATGGTCAGCAGCATTATGAATATAATGCATTTTTCCATAAAAATAAAGCAGATTTTCTTTTGGCAAAAGCCAAGGATGAGGATAAAATAGAGTGGTGCAAACTTAATGGCGTTGACATAGTAATATTGAAATATTCTGACTCAGACGAAGATTGGAGACAACAAATTGAAAACAGCTAAAGAGACTGTAGAAGATTTCCTAGCCAAACTAGAAGATTTTACTAATGAGACTAATACCAAGTTTGCAAATTTTAGAGAAGAATTTTTAACTGTATCAGACCTGTCAGATGAGCATCTTAAAAAGCTAACCAAAGAAGAACACTTTGATACTGCATATTTGCTATATAGTTATGCTTCTTATGTGCAAGATCAATATAATAGACAAAAAGTAGTTTATGACCTATGTAATGATCAGCTAGAAAAAATGGTGGCAAAAAATAACGATAAATTCAGTCAATATACTAAGCATGATGCAAAAATTCAATTAATTGTAGTGGATAATGAATATGCCAAATCTATTGATAGCTATAGACAAGTAGCACATGCTAGGATGCAAAACCTAGACGGCAAAGTGTACGAATTAAAACGCAAAGCGGATATTTTATTAGAGAAAGGTAAGAGACTATGAGCATGAAAGATTTTGTAAACACGCTTAATGAAGAACAAAAAAAAGCTTTACTAGAAGCTCTTAATAGTAATAGTCCAACACTATCTCACGTTCCAGATAGCACTAAAAGTCAAACAAAGGCTATTATTAATGAAGATTTTACAATGAATCCACCTTCTAACAGCACACAGAAGAGAAGGAAAGAAGCAGTAAGAGCGAAAACAAACATGTGGGTAGACACAGGCGAGTCTAAAGATGTTACCACGCCAGACATTAAGCCAACTCCTAGAAGGAGACAGCCGCCACAAAAGGTTAAACTGCAATGTCATGTGTGTGGAAAAGATTTTGAGGCAGACAAAAGATTTGTTTTTGGTGAATACAACCGCTGTGATAGGTGCGCGAGCAAAAAATGATAGAAGATAAATTAAGCGATGTTGGATCTGAGAGAGCAGTTTTGGCTGGCCTGTTACAGCACGGTTTAGATGGATATCTACAGATATCTAATATTATCTCATCTGATACATTTTCAAATCCAAACAATAAGATGATCTATAAGTGCATAGAACAAATCATGTCTAATGATCAGTCTATTGATTTAGCCTCAATATTATCAGCAGCAAAGTCATTAAAATTTGATGAAATTATCAACACAAAACAAGAACTAAAGTATATTAAGTCTTTGTTTGATTTTCCCATTAATAAAGACAATGTATTCAACTTCGCAATACAAATTAAAAAGTTTGAATTTGCTAGAAAAATTAAGTACTTAACTGCCAAAATTAGTCAAGATGTAGACAAGGTAGATGGAACAGAAAGTATAAATGATATTGTACAAATTTTAGAAAATCCCGTAACGGACTTTTTAAGAGAAGATGACGGCGGTGAAACACCATCAAAAATTGGACACAAAGTAGAAGATTACATTGATTATCTAGAAAATAACAAATGTGATATTATAGGCATCCCAACAGGATTCTCCAAGTTTGACGAAGCGATAGGTGGCGGCTTACGACGCAAATGCGTAGATTTGATTGCCGCAAGACCAAAGGTTGGAAAGTCAGTATTTGCAGACAATGTGGCTTTAAATGTTTCTTCTCTTGGTGTTCCGGTATTAGTTCTAGACACAGAGATGTCTAAAGAAGATCACTTAAATAGACTATTAGCTAATATTAGCGGGGTGCCAATTAATGAGGTTGCAACTGGTAAATTTGCAGAAGATGAAGAAAAACAAAAAAAGATAAAAGACGCAATGGCGAAACTGTCTACTATTCCATATAGTTATATAAGCGTTGCTGGAAAGCCTTTTGAAAATATCTTGAACTTAATTAGAAGATGGGTAATGCAGGAAGTCAAAATTGGCAGCAATGGAAAGACAAACGAATGTCTTATTATATACGATTATCTTAAGCTAATGTCATCAGAATCCATTACTAACAATGTTCAAGAATATCAAGCTCTTGGATTTCAAATTACATCATTACATAACCTTTGCGTAAAAATGGATATACCATGTTTATCTTTTGTTCAGTTAAACAGGGATGGAATTACTAAAGAAAGCACAGACGCAGTGAGCGGATCAGACAGATTGATTTGGCTATGTACTTCCTTTACTATTTTTAAATCTAAGTCTACAGAAGAACTGGCAGAAGATGGGCCAAACGCTGGAAATAGAAAACTTGTACCAATTGTTACTAGACATGGTGCTGGACTAAATGACGGTGACTATATAAATATGCAAATGGTTGGTTCTCATTCTAAATTAATAGAACTTAGAACCAGAAACGATATGAAGAACAACCCGGTAGGTGACACAGGATTAGTAGATAAAGACGCCCTTTTAAAGATTAAATTAAATGGAATTGAAACAACTGAAGACATATCTGAATGATAATGCAGAGTCTGTATTTCAAAAACTGGGAATGAACTACGAAGTTTTTGGCGATAACATTTACTCTACATGCCCAGTGCATGAAGGTAGTGATAATCCAAGAGCTTTCTCATTCTCTAAAACAAAAGGCGTATGGAAATGCTGGACAAAAGAATGCCAGCAAGAACATAAAAACGATATATTTGGTTTAATAGTTGGAGTATTATCTAACCAAAGCGGAAAATCTTTGGAATTTAAAGACGCACTAAAGTGGATAAATACTAAATTTAATAGAAAGCTAAGTAATACGCAAACTGCTAACGACGATGTAGATTTATATTCAGACTTTACAAATATTATAGAAGTCTTTAATCAGTCAAGCCAATCCCCTTGCGATAAAGAAATAGATTTACAATTTAAGTTATCTAAATCCTCACAATACTTTATGGAAAGAGGGTTTAAAGCTGATACACTAAATTATTTTGGCGTAAAAGATTCTTTAGATTCTGACTTAATGAAAGATAGAGCTATTATACCAATACACAATGACTCTGGAGATAAAATAGTAGGATGCATAGGAAGAGCTACAAAAGAATATAGATTGCCAAAATTCTTACTATACCCAAAGGGTTTAGATAAAAGATATTACCTATATAACTACCATAGAGCTTTAGTAATGGCTGTAGAAAAATCATGTCTATATATTGTAGAGGGACAGGGCGACGTTTGGAGGCTGTATGAGGCGGGCGTTTTTAATGCCGTGAGCCTATTCGGTAAAACTTTATCGGAAGAACAACTACAAAAATTACATAGATTACCATTAACTAAGCTTGTTATTATAATGGACAACGACCAAGCTGGAAAAGAGGCTAGGGTGCAACTGCACAGACAATTAAATAGATCTTACAAATTAATTTTTCCAAGATTATCAGCAAAAGACCTAGGGGATATGTCTACTGATGATATACATTCACAAATTTTATCTAAGCTAGAAGGAACGTATTAATATGAAAATCATAGGAATTTCTGGAAGGAAACAGTCTGGTAAAAATACATGTGCAAACTATATTACTGGACATGTTCTCAAAACAAAAGAAATGGTACAAGACTTTCATCTTAGTAATGATGGTAAGCTAGAAATCAAAACAAATGACTCAAACGGCAACGTTGGCTGGGGCATATTTGATATCTTGAGAAAAGATTCTGTTTTTGTAAATTATGCAGAAAAGGAATTGTGGCCATTCGTTAAAGTATATCACTTTGCAGATAGTCTAAAAAACATTTGCCACTCACTATTTGGTTTAACTCTTGATCAAGTTTATGGGTCAGACGAACACAAAAACCAATTAACTGATTTGCTATGGGATGACATGCCAGAGAATCATAACAATTTAACTGGCCCAATAACGGCAAGAGAATTTATGCAACACTTTGGGACAAATGTTATCAGAAAAATTAAGGACAGCGCATGGGTAGATTGCACAATCTCGTCTATTCTTGGAGAAGGTTCTGAGGTATCT